ATTTTGATTTGATGGATTAGAAACTCTTGCACAAAAAGCCACCAAGTCTTGACAATCTCTTGGCATAGCTTTTCTGCTATCGTATGTAGTAAACTCAGATGGTTTACTATAAGAAATTAATTTTGCTATCAACTTTTTTCTCCTAATAAGTTCCAGTCATCTCCATATGCAAGTATACAAATACTATTATATGAAGGATGATATTCAGCTATTGTATATGTCTTAGTTTTTAAATTAACAAATATCTGTATAGGAATCATTGCAGGTATATCAGATAAGCCTTCATCATCTCTTACTTTTGTAGCTGATATTCCTGTAGCTATTGATACTTCTCCATTATCTTTAATTGTTTTTAGAGCTATATCTTTTTGCTCACACATAATTGGTTTATCATTCCAAGAACCTGCAAATGCACTTTTACCTGTAATGAACCCGCCCCAAAAAGCTAGGCACCATAATATTATAATGTAATGTTTTATCATAGTTTAAAATCCTTAAATCTTTTTCCAGTTTCTGTTTTATCAAACACTGGTGTATCATCTACAAGCGTTTGTTGATTGTCTTCTACATCATACAATCTCATCTTACTACGATCGACACCAACCACAAATCTTTTATGTAGTGTTGGATCGTTGTAACGATTCTTTAATTGTTTTACCATGAACTGACCTTGCTGTTCAAGTTCTTCAGTAGATATTAATGCAAACATTAAATCTGCCGTTGCGGGTAATCCAAAAGACTCACTTGTATCTTCAAGCCCAACATCCGAGTTACTAAAACCTGAACGAGTCGTTTGCGTTGCAGAGAAGATCGGTACTTCGAACTCGACCGCAAGGCCACGTAATTCTTCAGCAATTGCTTTAATGTAAGAGTATGAATTGATTGCACCGCCCATTCCTTTCATTCTAGAACTTGCACATATATTTAAATAATCAATAAAGATTAAGTCTGGTTCAAATTGTCTTTTTAATTTAAGTTCATTAAGTAAAGCTCTGAAATGACCTGAATGTGCTGAACCGGTTGGATATTCTTTAATAATTAATTTACCAGTTGTTTTACGAGAAATATCTTTTACTTTTGTAGTAAACATATCTTTTGACATTTTATCAAGTTGATCGATAGGTACATTAAGTAAGTTAGCATCTATTCTTTCGGCAATTCTTTCTTCAGCCATTTCCATTGTAATGTATAAAACATTGAAACCTTGTACTAAAGCCGAGGAAGCAACATGACACATAAATAAAGACTTACCGACACCGGTACCAGCGAGAGCAATATTAAGAGTCTTACGTGGGACACCACCTTTTGTGATAGTGTTGAAGTATTCCAAATCGAATGGAAGCCTATCTTCTTCTGTGTGATAAAATTCAAATCTTTCCTCCGCATTTTCTACATAATCGTGACCGACTTTTAAATCAAAGCCAACACCTAATGCTTTAGTTAGTAAATCAGGTAAAGCACCTTTAGTTAATTGTTCGTGCTTTCCATCGATGATTGATATTGATTCCATAATTGCAAGATATATTGCACGGTCTTGACACCATTTTTCAGTAGTATCAATTAACCACTTATCATCTACCTTTTCACCAGTAAACAGCTGTGGTACAATATCCATAGCCAAATTATATTGTTCATCATTTAATTTATCGGCATTATCGAGTTCTATTTTAAAAGCTTCAGCATTTGGTAGCTTATTATATTTTGCTACAAATTTACCTGCTTCTCTAAATAGTATTCGATATATACCTTCAAAGTAATCTGGTTTGATGAAAGGCAACACTTTACGCATATAGTTTTCATCAGTTAGCAGATTACGTAATATAGTTTGTTCTAAATTAGTAGGCATAGGCAGCTTTTCTCAAATCCTCATCTATTTCTTTTTGTATATCTTCAACTCTACTTTCTAAGTAGCTTATTGAAGTGTGTATATGACCTGTATCGTGTGGTTGTAGTTTGCTTTTTGCAACTGCAATTTCATCCATCAAAAATATTAGTCTTTGACTACTTGGTATCTTCATCCTTAACCTCTCTTGTTATCACATTGCCATCTTCTATTCCTCTGGCCATTACTTGCTCTAGCAATATTCCAGCGAATTCTTGTAACTTTTTATTTTCTCTTGTTAACTCAGTATCCGGCGTATAAACAATGTCAAAGTTAAAAGACATATACTTATCTTTTCCTTTGCCATTGAATTTTACTACACCAAACTTCAATACTGTTTCAGTAAAGGTGCCTGAAAGTATTCTTACATTCCAAGCTTGATCATCACCTTTATCTGGAATTATTTGATAATGCTTATCTTCGGTCAACACCATTAGTGTTGATCCATTTTAGATAAGTTGATAGCATTATTTACAATTGAATACTTATTCGTTAGATACTGTTTAAAATCAGTATCTTCCATAATAGGTTTCCAAAAGTCTTCAGTTAATGTATCTTTTTCTCGAACTTTTGGATCCACCAATTCTCCAGTAGTTTTGTCAACCCTACAGTACCAACCAACACTGGGCTTAGAAACATAATTACCAGACAAAGCAGCGTCAAGCAAGCCACTCCAATGCTGAACACCACCGTCCCAACTAACAGAAATAGGTATTTTAGACTTTTCTTTAACATATCTTGATTTCTCCACATTGATTACGAAATGGTAACCTTTGATTTCTGTACCTTGTTTGTCTTGTTGACGACCAAGGATCCATATATTATCTGCACTATAGTAAATACCAGTACCACCAGAGACTACAGCTTTTGGAAATAATCCAATCTCTTGATATGTATGGTTAACTGCAATTAAAGGTATGTTTTTCATATTTAGATATGGTGTAGTCATTCTAAATAAACCTTTAAGTGCTTTTGCTCTTGACATATCTGCTACTGATTTTTCATTTATAGCATCATCTAATTCTTTTTTAGATGCTAGGTTACCAACTGAATCAATAACTATTACAACTTTATCGTTTCTATCTAAACCTTCAAGTTGTGCTATAATATCAAATTTAAGTTCTTCAACATTAGTAATAGGTGTATGTAATACTCTTGTTGTATCGATACTATAGTTTTCAAAGTATGCTTGAGGTGAACCAAATTCTGAATCATAAAACAATAATACAGCATCATCATATTTTTTTAAATATGCTGCAGCCATAATAAGTGCAAATGAAGTTTTAAAATGTTTAGATGGACCTGCAAGTACTGTAAGTCCTGGTGCTAAACCACCATCTACTGAGCCAGACAAAGCTACGTTAATCATTGGTACATCAGTTGGTACCATGTCTTTATCATTAAAAAATTTAGAATCAGCAAGTATTGAAGTAAAATCAACTTTACTATTCTTCTTAAGTTTATCCATTATTGACATTCATTTCTCCTACAAATAATAGTTATATTATACCATAAAAGCATCTAATTGTACACTGTTTTTTTCAAAATTTAACTTTTTATTTGTATTATCTTGAATTAAAAAATTTGTATCTAGCATTTGATTTCCTAATCTACCGTCTACAAACTTTTGTACATGCTCAGCCATATCTTCGGCTGTAGTAACAGGCACATTTTGGCATATATGATTTAAATTCTTTAGTCCACCTTGTAACGTAAAGTCTTCAGGCAATTTCATTATTGACATACATTCTCTTACAGTCAAAAATCTATCTTCATCCGGATGCGTAAGTTGATTTGGCATGTGTCCAACGAATGCGCCAATAGTTTCTTTTGGAAAATGCACAAGTTTTCTCATAATATTTCCACCTTGAGCTAACTTACTGTGTATTTTTCTGCATCTTTCAGCAAGTTTGTCAAATCCTTGAGCATCCATCCATTTTGATACGCTTTTATAGTTTCCACCATTCCATTCGATGTAATCCATAGCGTTTTGAGATCTTGTTATTTTCTTTTCAACAAATTCTTTATGACCAATTCCACCACACATTTCTTCTAGAACGTACTTATAAAATGGATTGTCTGAAGGCGTTGTGTTATTAGTAAGAATATTCATTGGATCGTCAGATCTTCTTTTTATTGATCTAATAGTCTCATCAATTTTCTCATGTTCTCTTTTTATAAATTCAAACTTAGGTACTTTATCACCTTTCCAAAAGAAATAGAAAGTTCTGTTTCTTACTTGGCCTAATCCATGAAGGATAGACTTCGTTTTATATATTGAGAAAGTGTACCCAAAACTTGCTGCAATTTTTCTAAGTTTTGTAACAACTGGTTTTCCGATGTTCGAAGCAAGTCCTGGTGCGTTTTCTCCCCAGAATACGTGAGGTTTGAGTGTACCCAAGACAAGATTAGCAGAGGTAAGCATCCAATCGTTAGCAGCAGCATCGCTACTAGCTGAAGGACTAAGACTACTAAGACCAGCACATGGGCATACAGTATTAATAACCTCAACATTAGGTAAGTTAGGAACCCCATTATCTCCATAAAGATGATAGGGAACTGCTCCTTTATAATATTGTACCAAGTGATTATCGTTTTCTTTAAATGCATCATAACTTAATAAATACTCTGGCTTTCTTTGCAAGACATTTTGCATTGCAAGTGTTGCTCCACCGATCAACGGTATTATGCTGGCGAATCTCATTAGTGAGGTACTGTATTAGTAATAAGATATTCATCTACTTTAACTTTAGGATTCCACCCCAGTGCTTTCATTTCTGTTATATCTGCAGTATTATCTTGTGCTTCACAAGCATCGCCGTCTCGTACTTCAATACCTTCCCAACCAGCAATAATACCAAGTTCTTCTACAACGTTTCCTTCACCAGTACCGATGTCATAAGCTGGTTTTAACATGCCAATATCTTTACTCATAAGAATAAGTATTGCAT